TTGCCACAGGTTCAACTACTGCATCTGCTTTTATTTCAATATCCATTGAGACATTGTAGTTTTGATCTGAAAAAACAGGAACATTTTTTTGTTCTGGACTGCTTTTGCTAATATACATTTTGTATAATCCGGAGTCTATATTCTGTATGTCGCCTTCATCTAAGTAAAGTTTAAATGTTCCAACATTGCTTGTATGTTCGCATTTTTTAGATACTAATCGTTTTTTAGTTGCTGGGTTTTGAATGTATGCCCATAACGTTTCCGAAAAAACATTTTGGAGTTTTCTGTCTCTATTTCTAACATTAAAGGTAAGTTCGTTATTAAAACCTTTATGTGCTATTAATTTTCTATTATTCATTGGCCTATTATCCATGTAGATTGCGTCAGTGGTAACCACAAGTTCCACCACATCGTCATACAAATAAAGTCTGTGATCACCATAACTCATATATTTATTAACCTTTATGCATTAGTATTTATCTTTTAAGATGGTAAATATCTACATGCAAGAAGACTATGAAGAAAAATTTCCATTTATTACAGGTTTAATGTATGGAGAACAAAAACACTATGGTATAGTAGTAAATTTCGATAATAGCATAATTACTTTTTATAACTTAGATAAAATTAAAGAAAAAGAAGACACAAAAGTATTATTAGAGTTAGGTGATACTTGGTGGTGGGAAAGCAACCGTTTAATGCCAATTGATGTTTTCCTGCATTATGAGATGAAACCTTTTAGGCCTTATTTGTCTACCTTTGTAATGAAAGACGTTACACATCTATTTGGTCCAATGACAACATTACAAAACTTATTAAAGAAACGTATTAAGAGAAGAGGTATTCAATTAATTAGGAAGATGCCTGATTAAGTTGTTCTACAATTAAATTTAACTGAACTATAATTGCCAAAGCATAGCCCATTGCGTGACTTTGCTTAAAGAAATATTCGTCTGTTTTAACCCATACATCTTTTTCTATTTTATTCCAGGTTTTCCCTACAAGATATCTTTTACCCGGTCTTATCATTGCAAGTATCATTGCTAGTTGTTCAATCGATGTAGGTGGATGTTGTTTTACAATATCAAAATGATTGTTTATATGGAATAACTGCTCAACTATTTCTTCATGTTTAAAAAGTTCCCATGTAGGTTCAGTTGTTACCAACCTATCCAATTGGGCTTCATCGGTAATCTCCTTATAGATATGATTATTTAAAAAATCAACTTTAAACCAGCCTTCTTCTTCTGCTTGTTTGTGATCTATTGTTGCATATCCTTCGAGCGGAAACTTTGGAATGTTTTGAAAGTAGACTCCAGTATTATGTTTAGTAAACTTGCCATCCTTTTCAATGCTTGCAGGTGTAACATTAACTAACTTAAGAAAGTCATCTCTGTTACCCATATCAATATCTACATCAAAATCGATTTTCATCTATGTCTTCCTAATAGTTTCGGTCCTTCACTTATAAATTCTAATTCAGCCATAGATCCTACATATACATTAGTTCTAGTATCATATTGTAGATTTACTCTTACTGTATTTACATAGACACTTAAAAATTTGCCTTTGTGAAAATTTTCAATATCTGCTTCCATTGTTTTACCATTATCAACACATTCTATTATACACTCTTTTGCATAAATGTCATTCATTAATTATCTCCTTCTTTAATAAAAATACCGTCGACCATTTTGCCTTTACGATCTTTAATATCGTTCCAGGCTTGTTCTAGACACTCTTCTAGTGTAACATTATTCCTTTCTGCTATATTAAGTAAAACTACAATCATATCTCCAATGTCGTCTTTAACATCTTTTTCTTTACAAATGCTATCAGATAATTCTCCCATTTCTTGCACTAGTTTTGCAAGTTGGTCTTTATCTGTAGCACCGTCGATTAAGTTTCTATCGTAATGCCATTGTATTATATTTTTTACAAGTTGTTCCACATTAAATCTCCTTAGGTATTGCCTTAATAATTTTTTGATGTCTTGGATGATTCTGGTTTTCCATTCTACTTAGAGTCCAGCCAGTTGCATTTGCAACTTCTTCTATTTGGTTATACTCATAATAGAAGTCTTGATTTGGATGGCTTTCGATTGGATTACTTGGTCTGTTACCTCCTGCTGTTTCAAAAAATGTAAAATAATATACACATGCTCTGCCTTGTAGTTTACTAAAACATAAACTAATATCTTCTAAAGTTAAATGGCTAAAAATGCTATTAGCCCATGCTATATCAACAGATCCTTGAAAATCAAATACAGAATTACAATGGAAACTTGGTGTATATTCTGTTATATGCCCTGCGTCTAACATTTCGAGTTCTATACCAGCATTCATAACTTCTTCGTTTGATTCTATGCCAATATAATTTCCTTTATTAAGCCACGGAATAAGATATCTACCAAGCCTTAATGACCCACACCCAATATCTAAAAACTTGTGTTCTGGTTTTATTACAATTTCTTCTTGCAAATATTTTAATTGCCATGAGCCAATTTCTTCAAACATGCCGCCTACAAAAATTCTGTGATCTGTCATAGATTTGCCTCTTTACAAGCATGTTTTATTTCTGTAGTCTCTTCTTTATTTGCCATAAATACTTTCATCCAAAAGTTTGAATCTATTAAGTCTTTGATCATGTCAACTTGTTCTGAACTAAATCTACTTAATAATTCATTACCTGTATCACTTAAATACATTACCCATGGACTAACTTTTGCTGATCTTATATCATGGACTGCTCTTGGTGTTGATACTAATTTAAAGTATTCATTCCAGTCGCCATCATTTTCTTGTGACCATTCAGAAAGATAAATTATTGTTCGTTCTAATGCTTTCATTCCTGGTTCTTTTTTAACATAAAGCAATAAAAATTCATCATATAAACTATCTTTACTCCAGTCTTTTAATTTTTTACCTTCTTTAATTAGCCATTCTGCAAATTTTTCTGGTTCTAAGTATTCATTACGAACACAACTTCTGCCAAACTTTACAAAACCTTCGTAATATTGACTAACTATAAAGTCGTTCATTGATTTTGGTTTACTTGCTATAGTATTTAATTCGTAAAACATTTGAAATACTCTATAACCTAATCTTGTATGCGTTAGATCTTTATCAGCAAAACGTCTCTTCTTTACACACATATGAGCAGAAAGTGTTCTTTCACTCATAAATGATTTGTTACACCATTTGCAGGTGTTACTTACCGAAGATGTTTTTAATTGTTTTGTCATCGTAGCCATAGTTATAAGCCAATGCTTTTAAGTCCTCTGTGGTATTCATTTTAATTAATAATTCTATATCTTCTGGTTTATTATTTGGATATAGTTTATATAAGAATTCTGATATTTTATTTTTCTTCTTTTTACTGTTAGGTGGTTTTAAATAAGGATGGAATTGTATTTTGCCTACACCACATGCACTTAATAATAACCATTGTAATTCTGGGTGTTTACTAACTTCCATAAACTGAAAATTTACTAATTCGTTTGTCATGTAAATATAGTTTGCGGCATCTCTGCCTTGCACACTACTACAATATCTCATCATCATCCAAGCACTAAATGCCTTTTTTTGTTCTGGAGTTAAGCGAGTGTAAAAGTGCCTATCTTTTTTATCAATAGCCGACATTACATCTTTTAGTGGTATTGCTGGTGCCTTTTTAGCCATATTATTCGCCATCAAAGTCTAAATATGTATAGACTTTATATCCGTTATCTTTTATTATAGCACTTCCTTTTAAATCGGGCAAGTTAATTATTGCCATAACAGTAATATTTTCTTTTGGTATGTCCCAATTCTCATGTATAAGGTCTGCACATGTAAGGGCGGTTCCGCCTGTGGCAATTAAATCATCTATAATAACAATATTACCTTTGAGAGGTGAAAGTTTTTGTATATGTAATTCTTCATTGCCGTATTCTAGATTAAACTTTTTACTTACAGTTTCATTAGGCAACTTGCCAGGCTTTCTTGCTATTACAAAAGGTTTTAACAAAGCGTCTGCTAATGGTGCACCAAATATAAATCCTCTACTTTCTATACCAACTATAATATCAGCATCACAATATATTGCTTCTGTTTCTAACCTAGATAAGCAATTTCTAAATGCCCATGGGTGTTCTAGTAAACTGGTAATATCTCTAAATTGGATTCCTTTTTTAGGATAATCAGGTATTGTTCTAATTATTTTTTTTATTTGGTTAGATTGGTCAAAGTTCATTAGTCGTTCCTTTTCCAGGCCGGAGTAGTAACTACTTCTTCCCATGGTAGGTCGATTTTACCAAAATGCCCATAATTAGTTGTTAGTGTTAAATCTAACTTAAATAAATTAAAAAAGTCTATAATACCTTTTGGTGTTAAGTCTACTGTATCACGTATTTCTGCAGACAGTGAATGATTAATAACACCGTTAGTCCATATAGTTAATGATGTAGGTTGCTCTACGCCAATTGCATAACTTAATTGAACTAAAACTGTTTGATACGAACCATTATGAACTAGGTTTTTAGCAAGCCATCTAGCGGCATAAGCGGCACTTCTGTCTACTTTTGTAGGATCTTTTCCACTAAATGCTCCGCCACCGTGTGGTGCTGAACCACCATAGGTGTCAACAATTATTTTTCTTCCTGTTAGGCCAGTATCACCGTCTGGACCTCCGATTACAAATCTTCCAGTTGGGTTAATAAGCCATTCAGTATTATCAGTTGTTAAATCTTTAACAACAGGAAGTATAATATCAATAACACGTTTTCTAACTTCTTCTATTTCTAAGTGTTTATCATGTTGAGTGCTACATACTATTTTAGCAATATCTATTGGCTTTCCGTCATTTCCGTAATTAAATGTAACTTGTGATTTGCTGTCTGGACCTAACCAATGTTGGCCTACTTTTCTTGCTGTTGTTAATTTTTTTAAAATTTCGTGGCTATAATGTATCGGTGCAGGCATTAACGAGTCTGTTTCATTACATGCATAACCAAACATAAGCCCCTGGTCTCCAGCACCAAAATTATCAGTGCCTAATGCAATGTCTGGTGACTGTCCATGCAACTCATTATAAAACTTAAAATTTCTCCAACTAAATCCTTCTTGGTCATAACCTATTGTTTTGATAACATGTTCAACAATTTCTTTTAGTTTTTTGTCACCCATATCAACATCAGTTTTATATTCTCCTGCAACTGTAACCATATTAGTTGTTACTAAAGTTTCAATGGCCGCTCTGTGTGCTAGATTTTTATCTATAATATGTGTTGCTATTGCATCTGATATTGCATCTGCAACTTTATCAGGGTGTCCTTCACTAACACTTTCACTTGTAAATTGATACATAATTACTCGTTCCTCATTTTTAATTCTAATATTCCTTCCCATGTAAAATATTGGGATGTCTTTAAAGATCTATCAGTATAAGATTCTGGCACCCACTGCAAGGTGCGTTCTCGTTTATATATGTTTTTAAATACTACCCATTTGTTATTAATCATTTTTACTGGATGCCATGCAAACCATTCCTTCCATGACGTATAAACAGCACTAGTTGGTTGTTGATTTAGGAATGGATACCTTGTATGGGCAGGATGACTGTCTGGTGTGCTAAGGATTGTGACTGGTGTTTTTCCTTTAGTCGGGTTAATAAGATAATACTTATCATCAATTTTTGTGTAGGGATTACCGTCCTTATCCCGTTTTTTAAAAAGTTCTTTAACGAAGTTTGCCATTTTCCCTCAGTTTTTTTCTAATATCAGTTCCAGTTATGTTTTCTATTTCTTTATCGAGAATTTCTTCTTCAATTTTATAACCAACACCTCTACCATACGTGATATTCATAATATTTGGGACTGGATAAGTTCTAAACTTGCCTGCATATTCGGCTAATTCCATTTCAATATTTTTACATATTTCTAATACGTCCCATGGATTATCAGCCGTCTTTGGCATATCTCTTACCATAACTGCAACTTGTCCGTGTTTTGCTAGTGCTTTCTCAAACAGTTGTTTATGTCCAGTATGAAAAGGCTGGAACCTTCCTAGCATTTGAGTTACAGGTAATTTTGGCTGAAACTCATGATCTTTAATATCAACTGCAATGAGTCTTGCCCACTCTTCAACTTTTTCTTCTGACCACCATTCGTCTGCTTTTAGTGTTACCCCAAATCCCTTTTCAGATGGTTTTTGAAATAGTTTATCTGTGTCTTCATATTTGCTTTTTTCTACTGTATCCATAAAAATCACATAGTCAGCCATAAATGCCTCTTGTAATTCATTTGTCGGACAAATAAAATCTGCAATACCGTATCTTCCTTTTGCAACACTTTTTCTGGTATAGTCTTGCATACGTTTCATTTGGCGTTTTCTGCCTGCTGGTGAAAAATCCCAATCTTTAAATTTTTCTCTTATCTCATCAGCATTATACCAATCAGCATTATCTAATATTTCTACTAAACGTTTTGCTAGAGTTGTTTTTCCTGAATTAGATAATCCACAAATTAAAATTCGTTTCATTTAATCTCCGTTTGTCTCTTTTGCATCTGCAACATATTCGTCGTATTCAAGCCAATCATCTTCTTCTAGTTTGTTGTATTTTGCGTAAGAATCATGCCACTTTTTATTTAACCAACCAACAACTGCATAGTAACCTTTTCCGGTGCCTTCTGCATTATCATAGTTATCTTCGAGTTCCACTTTATCATAATAAACTCTATCGATAAATTCGCCTACATCTGTTTCGACTTGACCAAAGCCTAATTTGTATTGATCGAAATCTTCACCTTCTGTTTCTAAAAACCAACAAGGAAAGGATCCTTTTTCTGAACTATGAAATAACAATGTAGGAATATAGTCCTCAGGACTTTCATCTTTAGTTGGTTCATCTGAGGCTAGGTATGCACCTTCTCTACTATAAACATACTGGCCTTCACCTTCATATACTTCCTTTTCATAGTCCCAATCATCTGAACCGTCTGTAGGGACCTCATATACAAAAAATTCACCGTCTGCATAAGCATTATTAATATGCTCATACTCGTCATTTTCCCACATGTAATAATCATCACCTGGTTTTTTATGTGGAGTTGGTGGTGTATTAGGATCTACTAATTCATCTAACGGTCTATCATCGTCATTCGTCCAATCGTCAGTATTTAAAACTGCTTCAACAAGCTCATTCTCCTCTTGGTCTACATAGTATCTTACAAAGTTAGGATTTACTTCTCCTAACACCGCTTCGCCTCCGTATCTGCCGCCTTCTATTCTGAATCTTCTTTTTTCTGCCATAATTTTCTCCTATAACAAATCCGCAAAATCAATATCTTTAATTTTATTTGCTTCTTTTACAAACATTGCACATTTAGGATATAGTTTATCTTCTAACGGAATAACTAATAAATGTCCATTCTTAAGTTTTGGAAAATACCATTTTACATCTTGATATACATTAGTAATTTGGATTTCTTCCGATCGCGGCATCCAACTTTTCAAAGGATTAAGTATTGGTGCTACAAAACCTCTATTATTTAAACTTGACAACGGCATAACTTCTATGCCATCAAAATCTTCGTCGCTTGTTAATATACTCCAATCCATTGGCATTTGTAATTTGTATCCGCCAATGTCTAAACATATTGCTGGTGCATAAAAACTCTCTAAAAATATGAGAGGTAAGAAGTAATAATCCATCCATTCCGGGTCACTTGCATCGAAGATACAATATCGAATATCATCAATTTCTTCTGATACACTATCAATATCATAACTTGTATTTTCTAATGTTAATATTTTCATTTATACTCCACTTTTGTTACCTTATGTCTAAAATCTTGTTCTTTATAGAATTGTTTTCTTTTTGTAAGGTGTCGTTTACTATATTTTAAATTGCTTGTGATGTCTACCACTTGCACATAATCTTTGTCTTCTGCTTTACGAATACCTCTTCCGATACTTTGTATAACACGGACAAAACTCTTTCCTGGTTCGATCATTACCAAGTTAAATATTCTTGGTATATTGATGCCTACTGCCGCTACACCATATGTAGCAACGATAACTTTATTGTTCATTTCACTAACTTCTGCATATTCAATTTGCCTATCTTTTACTTTCATAGACCCACTAATAAATACCCAATCGTCATTTCTTTCTTTAAGCATTTCTCCTGTTTTAATTCTATCGATTAAAACTAATGTATTTCCGCTTGATGATAATCCCTTGATTATTTCTGCTATATGATCTATTCTTCTACTATCAGTTAATAACCATTTTAGTTCTTGTGCATAACTATTAAAACCTAACATACCATCTTGTAATTGAAATATGTTTATATCTAGGTCTGCTAACACACCTTTTTCTTGCAATTCTTTAGAACTTAAATTACTAATAACTGGGCCTAAACTGCAAGAAACGCCAACGGCTTCGTAATCATCTTTAGGTATAGTTCCAGTTAGCCCCCAACGAATTGGAACATTTGCAAATACTCCGCCTAATAAGTTTCTTAATACATCTGCTTTTGCTTTATGGACTTCGTCTACCATTACACAAACAACATCTTCTAAAAATTCTTCTACTGGAAAGTCTGCTTCATGTGCTTTTGTTTTCTTTTCTAGAATGCTTAAACTTTGCCATGTGCATATAGTATGTTTTTTATTATATTCTTTTCTATCGCCAAAAAATACTCCAGCATCAAGACCTAAATTTTTATAATCTTTTTCGGTCTGAACAACAAGATCTTTATTTGGAACAATAACAATAGTTCTGCCATACGGTTCACATTTATGGCTTAATACTGCGGTAACAAGTGTTTTACCTGCACCAGTAGCAATTTCTTGTAAACATTGTGTATTTTCTAAAAACTTATTTACAATGTCTACTTGATAGTCTCTTAATATGATTGGTGTTCCGCCTGCAGGGTGTTTGTTAGGCCATGCAATATGATCGTAAGTTGTTTGCTCTACAGGAGTAAATTTAAAATCCCAATGTCTGCGAAGATCTGTTACATCTATATCGTAACCATCATTTGCAACAATTGGTAAAAGTTTTTCTAAAAGATGAAAGTAAGTTCTCCCACCAATATCACAAAATCTAACACATCCATCCCATCTTCCTAGTTTATAAGAAGGCATATGATATGCGTAAGGCAAGAAGTATTTTACTTCGTCAGATATTTTTCTACGAGTTTTAACATCAAGTCCTGTAAACCTGACATTTACTTCATCTTTAATTTCTAATACACATTTCATAATACTTCATCACTCATGTTTATTTTGCCCATTCTTGCAGGAATAACCAATTGAAAATTACAAGTGCCACAACACCTGTCTTCCTTTGATTTTCCGAAAGGTCTTGGGTTATGTGATTCCATAAAGTCTTCCATTACTTCACCACATAAACAACATATAAGCCATTCTAATTTCATATTACCAATTATACTGTAAAGCCAGTTCCATTTCTCTTCCTTCATTATTATAAAACGGTAATACTTCTACTTCTTCATTAGTTATATTCTCAATTTTAAAGTAAAGTCTAAGGTTATTATCAAAATCTTTACTAACATAAAAGTCCAGTCGTTGCAGATTATCTAAAAATTCTTGACCTTCTGCTAGTGTATCGAAAGGCCCGGGAGCTCTATCAAATAATCCTTTATATTTTAGTCCAATATTTACATCATTAAATGTTTGATTCCATGATAAAATTGTAAGGTATTCAGGCACTCTAGGTTGATCAGAATCAGTATATTTAATAGTGAGTGCAACTGGACCCCATGCATTTGAAAATCTTATACCTTGTGTGCTGTATGAACCTGAATTATAATATATTGGTTTTGTCCACACATTTTCTGTAGTTTCTCCGAGCTCCGGATCGACAGTTGTAATTTCTGTATTAAACCCATCGGCATATTCTATTGCTTCTTCAAAATCATATTTAAAAATACTTATTGCACCAAACCCAAGTTCATATCCAGTTCCTTCTTCTGGTAATAAGTCATCATTACCATCTACAAGGTCATCACCAAATCTTTCATATAGGTTTGCTCTTCTATAACTAGTCCCAGCATTTAAAAAGAACGGGCCTTTTTCTATACCAAGTCTTAAAGCATTTTGATCATCATTACCAATTCTAACACCAAAGTTATATTTTAAGGCAAATTCAGCATTTACACTAAAGTAAGCACCATAGTTATCTTCTTTATGCTCACCATATTGATCCCTACTTCCATCAGCCCCGTAAGTAACTTGTAAAAGTTTAGACAGATTCATTGTATCTCCTATACGGAAATAATCTCTACTGCTCTCATTAAAGTATGTGCTAACACCTTCTGTGAAGTATTCTCCTGTTTCTTCAGTTCTACCAATTGTAAAATATTCGTTTCTAACACTAATTGTATAACGTTCTCCATCTTGTAAACAATCGTTACTACTAATACCATCATTATCAAAACAGTTGTCATAATCATAAGCATAATCTACTTTATTAGCATAAATTTTAAAATCTCCTGCATCAATAATAATTTTTGCTCTTTGATTTTTATATGTATCTTTTTCGAGATTATCATTTCTAACACTATCTTGATCTATACTAAAGTCTGTAAACTGTATCCAATCAGTAGGAGCAATACTAATATATTTTTTTTGCTCCGCTCCAACTTTCATAGTAATACTAGAATCTATAGTATCGGTCATCAAAATTGTTCCGGCAATACTACCTGATCCATACATTACACTATTAGCACCGGAAATAACTTTTACTTTTTCTCCGGATGCTATATCATGACCAAAATCATACCAACCCGATCCCGCTCCATTAACTGGTATCCCGTTTTGAAATACTGTTGTGTGCATTGTTTGGGCACCTCGTTCTCTGTAACCAATAAATGCACCATAGCCTCCTGCAGGCCAAGTAAAACTTGGCAATATTACTTTAATGGTTTGTGTTGTTGTAAGAGGATCAACTTCTTTTTCTAAAACTGATTGCCCTACAACAACAATTTCTTCTATATCTTCAGCATTTGCTTTACTAGTAAAAAATGCTAACATTAAAGGAATTGAAATTACTATTGCAATTTTTATTATATGTTTATATAAAAACTTCTCGATATTCATTCTTTCTCCATAATTAAAATAGTATTATACATTAATTTTTATAAAAAGTCAATGGTTAATCATCATCTCCAAAGGTAATTTGTTTAAATTCGTTTCTTTCTAAAAGAAGTGATTGATTATGTTTTAGTATTGGCATCATATCCCAATACATCTCATGTAACTCGTCTAACGATTTGTTATTTAATTTTTTAACAACATCTACTATCATTTGAATTTTTTTATTACTACGTGGTTCGTTATCATAGTCTTCATTCCAATAATTATTAAATGTTTTAAATCCCTGATTTTTTAAATACTCTAATGTTCCTGTTGTAGAATATAAAATTTGAGGGTGCAAGTTAAGAATTGGTCTAGTGGTTTTTTCGGTGATAAACATATCTTTAATAAAATGTTTTACATAGTTGTCCAATTCTTCATCATCAAATTGATGGCACAATTCTGGGCATTCACCACTTTCTGTAGTTACAGTAAAGTAACAGTTTTCATAAATGTAACGATAATCGCCTGTTTTGTTCCAATCTGTTATACCTGTTACATCGTGCGACCGCTCGAATATTTTGTTATACACTTGTTCCCAATCCCCTTTTACATCAAACTGTATAGGACACTTTTGTCTTGTTTTTTCTTGTAATTCAGAAACATATGGAATATTGCTATGTAGGAAGAACAAATGATAACTTTGAAGATTGTTTTTTAAATTTTCATCTGATAGAAGTCCATTTTTATCCATTTCGGCCATAAATTTAATTCTATGATATAAGCCCATATTAGCATTTAAACAATTGAACTTTTTTGATCTAATATGCGTTGGTGCTGATTCAGTATATGTTAAAATATCAAAATATTTATTATATTTTCCGTATAACAAAAAACCAAAGTTCATAAAATCGCATTTCATTTTACCCTCTGTAGGTCTATAAATGCTATGCCATTTATCATACGACTCTTGTATAGTAGCACTTCCGGCAATATATAAAATATTTTGTATAGGAATATTATATTTGTTTGCAAAATTATGAATGGCGGCTGGAAACCATTCGCGGTTAACCACCCAAAGTATTCCTTCTTGTGTATAATCAAAAATAACAAACACATTATCATATGGTTTGTCTTGAGGATTATTAGAGATATACTGTTTTAGATCAGTCGTAAGAGTTTCAGTAAAATCTTCAAAGTTATCACGAATTCTTTGTTTTGCGTGTGAGAGTTTAAAGCGAAATGTTACTCTATCACTATGTCTTCCATTCCCGCTGTTCTGAGTCGTGTTATGTGTCCTATCTGCCATTGTTTTGTATCTAATCCTTTCATTATGCCTAGATATTGATTTCTTATAAGGGCATATTGATTGCAAAGGTGGGTTAATGTTATAACACTTTCTTCACCGTCAACAAATTTATCTGCATCTCTGCTAGATAATTGTCTGTTGTAGTTCTCTAAGTATTTTCTGAAAGTTTTTGCACGTTCTCGGCGAAGTTCAATATTTAGATGCTCAAGGATTGCTTCAATTTCTTGTAATTGATTGAAACGAAACTCAGTTAAGCCTGGAAGGGAAGCACTGGCTTTTTCCAGGCTCCCTTTAATTCTACATTCGTATTTTGCTTCGTTAAGTTGCTCGTTATAGTAGTCAATTGATGGAACAATTTGACTTAAATCATCTACAACTTTATTATACCATGTAGCCATTAGTTCCAGTCATCGTCATCGTCATTGTCTTCTAAGCCAATGTCAAAGTGAGTTACTATTGCGGCTTTCATTACTGAATCAAACTCCATTAATTGGGTTTCTGCTTCTGCAATATCAACGTTATCGTCAAATACTCTAACAAGCACTTCTGCAATGTTAAGTCGTTCCTTAGCCGCAATATGCGATCTAATGGAATCCCACACTTCGTGTAGTAATGCTAGTTCAGGACTCATCTACTATTTCCTCCAGGTTTGGTTCTAGATCTTCCGGGTCAATATCTTCAACAAGTTCATCTTGTGCTTTTGGATTTTGTCCCCACTCGTCTATAATTACCTGAAGTCGTTCATCTGTCCACTGTTTTCTGAATTCTTTAATCTCTTCACCAGTTACAGGTGATACATAAGATAGTTTGTTACCAACTTTATCTACTATACCTTTTGCTTCTAGCATTTCTAGCATACCGCTATATGGATCCATGCCAGTGTCCCATGGGATCTTAACTTGAACGCCTTCAAAAGGTTTGCTATATCTAGACTTCATAACTTTGCATGCCGCTCTAATACCTTGAACAGTTGATACTTTATTCCCGTCTGGATCTTCTTTGAGTTTAAGTTTTTTAATTGCTACTACAATACTACTTGCATATATAAAACCTTGTCCTCCTGATATTTTATCGTCAGGGTCAAACATGTCTTGTGATGCATAAGTATGATTTGTAGCAACTAAGGCTATTGGAAAAGGTGCAATTCGATTAACTGTGTTTCTAACCAAAGCCGCAAGTGCTTTAGGTTTTCTACCCATGTCGCCTTTCATATCACCTTTTTCGAACTGTGCAACGTCTGTTGGTGTAAGTAACATACCTAAACTATCAACAACAAAAACTAACTTAGGCATTTCGTCATACTCTAAATCGCCGTAGTTTGCTTTATAGTCTTTTATGAATTCAGATATTGCTTTAGCAACATCATCAATCATTGAAACACTAATTTTTAATAGTTTTTCAGGTGCTGTATCAACGTCTAATGCCTGTAACCACTCTTCATCAAGTGCGTTCTCTGAATCGAACAACACTACTTGACAGCCGTGGTCTTGTGCATTTTTAACAATATTGCCTGAGCAAATAAATGATTTACCAGATCCTGATTCACCTGCAAATACACTAACCTTACCTAGTGGTATCCCTCCTTCGAAGGACCCACTAATGAGGTAATCTAGTGTTTTGTTACCAGTGCTAATCCAATCCCTAGGGTCATGAAAACCAGCACTAATACCTGAAATGCTTTTAGTGATACCAGTTCTGAACTTGGTTAAGTCAAATGGTCTCTGCATGATTTACTCCTTAAGATGATTGTCTGTTTCTGATCATATTCAGAATATCATCTGCAGATTTTTTACCAGTATCAGCACTTGCTGTTACAGGTGCTGGTGCAGGTGTTTCAACAACAGGCTCTGTTACAGGAACAGGTGTTTCCACTACTGTTTCTGTTGCAGGTGCCACACTATTTGTTGCAGGCTGTGCCGGTGCAACTGTTGATTGCGTTTGTGAACTTGCTACTTGAAGTCCATAAGGTTTGTAAAACGAACCCCATTTTGCTGGATCGTATAACTCTCCATCAACACTTGCTTGGAACATTTCTGCTATTGCTTGAACCCCGTCCGCTCCTGGTTTTGTTGGAAGGAAATCTGCTAGGTTAAATAAACCATTTGTGTCAACTGCCGCAAGTTGTTCTTCATCTAATGCACTTTCGTTTCGTGACCATTTAGATGTTGAGTAGTCTGCGTATTGACCTTTGGTAGTCTTTGATAATCTAAAATCACAACCATTAACATATTCAATCGGTAAATTTTCCATTTCTGGGTCCATTAATGCTGACTTAATAATGTTAAAGATTTGTGGTCCGATTACAAATCGTCTAATTGGATTATCAGGAAGTTCATCTCCATTTAATGGATTTTCTTTAACAAATCCTTGAAAGATATAACTTCTTTTTTTCCAATATTTTCTGCCCATATCTTCTAATGAAGGATCCTTGAACCAAGGTCTTACTTCAGTTAATACAGGACATGTATCGCCCCACATTTCCATACAAGGAACTTGAACGGTTACAGGTTTCTGTTCACCGCCTAATACTCCTGGAAATGTTAAACGAATCATTTGTCGTTCTACCCAAAAGAATGTATTGTTAGGATCGTCATCAGGTAAGAACCTGAGAACGCATGTTTGTCCTTCGTCTATATTCCAAAATGGATAAATTGCTTTGTCACTCTGAGTTGAGTTGTTGGAACCGGATCTCGATTCCATTGAGGCGAGCTTTGCTCTAATTTCTGCCAATGATGCCATAATTTTTCTCCTGTGTTTATGCCATGTCGTAGTGTGTTTGTTTCCAATTCACTACTATGTGTTTTATATTAATGCCTAAGTGTATCTTTGTCAACCTATTTTTACAAATAAATTAACTTAAATACAGTTTTATTTATGCTATTGAGTTAAAAGTTTATAGAAAAGCGGTCCATATACTTCTCATATGATTCCATATAAGACATATTTTCGCTTTGTGTTGGATTATTTCTGGCACTTAAAAGTGAACTTTTGATTGCTCTATAATCAAATGCACTTAATGATCCGCCTTTATTAAGTTTTTTACTAACACCAGTCAAGTAGTTACCTAGTCTGTCGTCTTTTGCTGAATAACCTAATTGTGCAACTTGGTGTCCTAGTTTTGCTTCTGGAGTATCAAATGCTAACAGTTCAGTTTCTTTAAGTAAATTTATAGCATCATTAAAAGATTCTGTTTTGATAGAATTCATTATATGATTCTCAAATGCTTTCTTTCTTAAATTTAATGTTTTAAGACTATCTACTACATTTGCAACTTTATCATCAAAATGTGTTTCAGTAAACAATGCTTGTATATCTGAATCGTCTTCTTCTAAGTTAAATGCTTCTTGGTTCATAATGCTTTCTACTGCTTTATCATAACTTTTTACACCACTTAACTTTTTAAATGTAGTTCTAATTTGATTAATGTTTTCGATTGCAAGTGCTACATATGATTCATTTTCTTCATTAACTAATTTTGATCTTTTGGTATAGACAACAAATTCTCGGAGTTTATTAATGTCTCTAGCCATATTAAAAATTTCTTCTGATATTTCATCGTGTATTTCGCCACCTCTATGAATATGTCTTGCAACTGCTCTTGCCATTGCTAAATTATTTTCTGGTAGTTTAAATCTTTCTTCACCTCTTTGTATAAAGATACTATGTATATTTCTACTTCTAGCACCGCGTATTTCTTCGTCTATTGCTTTTTTGTGCTTAACTACTATCTTTACATTCTCTAAAGGTTGATAACTTGTTTTGACAGAGCCTGAAAGTTTTCCAAGGCTTGCCTCCATTACGTCAGCCATATCTTTCTCCGAATTTTTTTCTGCGTCTTGCAACTCACCTTTTGCTTTTAATTTTTTGCCAAAAATGTTATAATCAAAATTTAGTAAATAATCATTACTAAGTTCTTTTAGCATTGGTCTAACTTTATGATCAGATAAGTCTTCACTTGTATTAAGTATAATAGAATTTTTATTTAAATCCAATCTTACTAAGATGTTTGGTTCGTCAACAACAAATCTTGTTGACTCTTGAGGATTAATTTCTGAATTACCTTCTTTGTCAAAACTTCTAACTTCATAGCCGAAGCCTTTTAAAAGGCTATAAATTTTTTCTGATACTAGTTTTTTATTAGTTGCCATACAACTATTTATCTAAATG